GGTTGTTTATGTGTTGAAGGGCATCTTCATTGGCCCATCGTCTTCTTCTGGTTTTTTCGGTGCAGGTTTCCCAGCCTTATGTGCCTTCGTGCCTTTAAGCGACTGCATCAGCCTGGCTGCGGCATCGCTATTAGCTCTCTTCAAAACCCTATCCCACTTAGGAACATCATCGAAAAGACCTATCGCAACATAATATGCGAGCTTGGTTTCCCAAGCCACTGGGTCTTTACCTCTCATCTCCTGAGCCTTGCTTATAGGGACTCCACCTTCCTGTCCTACCGGAACGGTCATTAACCGCTTTACAACATCCTTCTCTTTCTTAGAGAGCGGAATTCCGGGTATAATTTCTTTTGTGCTTTCAAGGGTTGAGTCTATACGACCCATGACCTTTTCTTGATCCTTCTTGTCGGCATCATTCTTTCTCTCTGCGTCCTTTGCTATCTTAGCCTTTCTTTCCGTGTCGCGCTTGTTTATGCGACCCATGGCAGGCTTAGCTTTCTTAAACAGCGCCCCATCTTTTTCCTCAAGCTCCTCAATCGTAATCTCTATATCATCAGAACTAAGACCTCTATCTTTAAGATCCTCGGCGACAATAGACTTTTGAAGTTCTACGTTGTCTTCCAAGAGATCATCGGTAATTCCATCGAACCTTTTCTGAGAAGCCTTTATGCGAGCGTACTCATCAACGTTTACACCGCTATTCACCATTTCAACGAACTCTTGATAAGCTGCATCTGTCTGCTCAACGATACTCTTAACACCTTCTTCAATTTCATCTTGGGTAGCCCAGATGGTTGCATTAAGAACTTCTTCGTCGCTCATGTCCTTGAGCTTATCTAAATCTAAATTAGGAAGGACACCTTTGTCCCGAAGAGTTGTAGCATGGAGAAAAGAAGGAGATTCCGTCTCTTGTAGTTCACCAGCATCCTTCCCGCTTTTAGATTTATCTTCTTCACCTTCCGGTGGTTTATCTTTTGCTGCTTCTGCTTCTGCCTCTGCCTTTGCCGCTTTTTCTTCCTCCGTTTCTTCGGGAGGAGTATCAACGATGATTAGACCATCCTCTGGGGGAGTGTCTTTTTCTTCTTTGCCCTCATCCACCTTCTTCGGTGGGGTTTCTTCTTTGGCGGGTACGTCTACGAGTACCCCTCCTTCGCCTGAGATCTCTCCCAAGTCGATAACGAATCCTTCTTCTTTATCCATGCTGCTATGTTTATTTAGTCTAAATAAAAACTAAAGATACAATGATACGCAATAATTTTCAATCACACAAGCGTTTACGTACCACGGAACCAAAAAAAGTCGGAACTTCTATGCCCTATTTAGACGGTTTACGATTCTTAGATATTTTCTCTGCACTCTTACGATTCTTCTCATTCTCCTTAGCATCGAACTTACGTTGAGCCTCTGCTTCTTCCTCCTTGGAAGCAATCTCTTTCTCCTTAGACTCATTCATCAGCTCCTGCTTTTCAATCTCCACGTTGTCATCGATAAGATTCTTATTCGTGTCATTAACCCCGGTAAAGAAGTTACCCACAATACCAGCATCTATTCGCATCTTCTCAATGATCTGTTGGTTTTCAATCTTGGCAGCTTCAATGCGTTCTTTCGAATCAAGCTCGGCCTGCTTAACGGACATTTTGACCTGTTCGACCTTCATAGCACCCTCTTGTGCCTGTTGTTGTTGCTCCTGTAATTTAGCATCACGAGTCTCCTCTGCTCTCTCAAGCTTACGTACCATAGAAGAAACACTTCTGGTTTCTCTAAACACATCAATAAGATCTGCAAGGGTTGCTTGTCCATTTTGTATAGAAGCCTGCGCCAAGGCACGTATCGTTTCTACGAGCGAAGCATCACTAGAACCATCAGAGAAGTATATTCCATATTCACTTTCCGCGAACTCAGTGCCATCAAGCTCAAACATTACGGACATCATCCCGTCATCGATATACTCAAGCTTTCTCTTATTACCCCTCCACGCCTCCTGAGCCACCTCTAGGAGCATTTCCATAACACGAATCTTAGTGCTATCATGTAGGGCGAAGTATTCTTCGGTTATAAACGAGGAAGCCTGTATGCTAAGCTGTTGCCCACCTAACGTTTCTCTACTTTGTGTTGCGCCCTCTCTCGCGGGAGAAATACCAGCAACCTCACCAAGCTCGGCCTTAGCCATCTGAGCAGCCTGCAGGTTCTGCACAACAGCATCAGAGTTTCTTAAATCATAAGTCCTATTACCTACTTGCCCCATATTGGCAGCGAGTTTCCCCGTAGCTACGCCCTTTGTCCCCTCCTTGAAGGAGTCTACAACGAAGTATCCATTCTGCTCAGCATACATAAACCATAATTCGGGAGTCCATCCCTCAGGTACCCGGGCCATATCCATCTCTGGGAGAACGCCCTTATCCCTAGCCGCGGAAAGGAGGGCTCTACGCATAAACACATTGTATAAATACTTATAGGGCTTAATGCGATCATATAGAGATACTGAGGTCTGAGAATTTATTGAATAGACTGTCCCTACATAGGGAGGCTTACATATAGAAGCGTTTGAGAAATGAGAACCATATCTCGGTAAAGCCTCGATGCGTACATATATATCTTTACCTATGCGCGTACCCGTCCACCATTCATTCACCCATTCCCATTTAATCTTCTCTCCTCTTTCTTCATCGATCTTATGGGTCTCGTCAACAACCTCATGCATCTCGTCGCCATTCTCGTCGAAGTAGGTAAGATCACCTATCTTTCTTAGAGAGCGCCACACAACACGTATAACGCGAACATTACCATCAGAATCAAACGACCCTCCGAAAGCATTGTCCTGCCCGGAATCTACAGAGATAATCTGAGCATTCCCAAGCTGGTATGTATTCTGTTCCTGATCTACGGGACCAGAAAAAACAACCCCTCCGGCGGCTCTATTAATCTCACGCCCCTCTTCTATGCCAGTTATCTGACTAGAGGTGAGGTCTTCGTAGTAATCATCTATCACAGAGCCCACGGGGAAAAATCCATCCTCTATGATAATGTCTGAATCTTCAATCTTATGGCTTTCGCCCGAACGGAGTGTAGATATATTTAAGGGATTACACCTTCTTACGATAGGCTCCCCTGCAATCTTGTCTATACAGTATATTTCCTCGGCAGCGATAAGGACATCATAAAATCCAGCACTGAACGTCTGCTTTAACTTCTGCTCATACCATAAGTAATTAAGTGCCCGAGAAGCGGTAAGCTCATGAATATCCTGATACTCATAATTAAAATACTTCCCCAGCTCCTTTATTCTTTTCTCCACCTTCGCCTCATCACTGGCAGAGTCTTGGAGTTCATCCATAATCACGGACCACAACTGCTCAAGCTTGGCGTTCTCCTTATCAGAGAAGGCATCCTCGTTAACAGTCCTCACGCGCCAATCAAAGCTACGTTTAGTCTCTTCCCCCTTTAATACGTTTATCTTGGGTATCTCTATTGGATAGTTTTGTGTCTTTGCAGGAAATTCAACACCCTTTATGCCCATAGGGTTGAAAGCCTTCTCAAGGTCAGCGTCATCCATGATGCCTGCAGCAAGGTCATAGTTGACCCTTTTGGCATTAAACGGAGAACGTACACCCGAGCCCGTTCCTTTAGAACCCTGTTGAGAATCAAAGAAACTAATGGCTATGCCAGCCTCAATATTCTTTATCCCCCACTTCTTTCCCTTCTGAGAGAAGGGGACTTTCTGGCGTGGGAATGTTTTTAGGTGCGAAATAGCGGTCATATAATTGGGGTATAATCGTTATTCTTATTTAGTCTAATTAAAAATAACATATCAAAAACCCAAAGATAGTAAAATTATTTCGAAAAAGGTGATTGTTTGATTAAATTCTCACGGAAAAGAGGAGATCTTGTAAAGAATTCGTCTATTGTAGGCTCGCCACGTTCGCTCTCAGCCACGATCTTCATCATGTCCTCCCGAAGTATCATTAGCATACCTAAAGCCGCCACACGGTCACAGTTAACGTCAGGGGCCCATTCGATTAATTCTTTCAATAAAGGGATGCTGCGAACCTTATGCAGATTCATTATGTTTCCGCTAATAGCCGTAACTGCAGGCTCCATGAGCCACGTCTTGATAAGCTCCCTGCCCCACTTATTTACTGGTTCGGAGGCATGCGTACCAAGGGCCTTATTCCCTACTAAGGAAATCTTCGCCAACTCCTGATCCTTTAAAATCTTTGGGGTGTCAGCGAGCATATAAAGGCTGTTCTTATTCTCGAAATGACCGAACATACCTTTTTTATTGTTTTCATAATTACATTTTGCATTATAGAATTTCAGAAGCCTACGAACATTCTCGTAATATATCTTTGCCGTAGCTGGTCTACCCGTATATTCGGCAACAATTCTATCGGTAAGCCTATTGAGAATAAGC